ATACTATTGTTAAAGATAACTTTGACATCAACGTGTACAACCGTGGAGCAGACGAGTCTACCGTGCTTCCTGCTGAAGAGTACTATGACGAATGGGTACTCTGTCCATACCGCCTAGAGTGGGATGGTGATAACTATACTATTACTGATGAACTAGCTGAATACAATCTGGTACTGACAGAGCAAGATGTTCTGGACCTAACTCTGGGGTATGGAGATGGTGACCTCATTGGTGACTATATCTCAGACAATGACTTTTGGATCGATGCTAATTCATTTAGAGAAACATATAAGAATATTCCTATCAAGGTAAAGGTATGGCTTGACTTTGTGGAGAACAACCTGTAAAATGGAGATATATGAGAAACAAGCAAACTAAAGAAATGAAAGTTGCTAAGATAATTGCTCAATCTGTAAATGACTTTGACTTAGACCTTGAGGAAGTTGGCAGGTATTTAGCAAGCGACACATCAGCAACAATCTATAACAGACTATACACCGTAGCAGAGTCTACAAAATACAACAAGGAACTAATCTATGACAGAACTAACATCAACCCCTTATTCTGATAAGGTATCTATCCTTTCAGACTTTTGGGCAAACTATCGCTTTGACAACAACTATGAGGGTTACTTCTTCACATACTATGACGCTTGTCATATGGCGTACTTGCTCAACCGTGGTTTGATGTCTGACTCAACTGAGAACATTGTTCGACTCGCTATTGACGAAGCATACAACGCCTTGCTTGAAGGTTTGGCTATCGAATCAGATACAGGATTCAAGACCCTAGACGAGGTTATGGAAGCAAGTCCTAACGAAGAGGTGGATAGTGTCTGATACAACAACGTTTGAAAACAAGTGTGAAATCCTGGCAGAGTTGTGGACGGAATACAAAAACGACACACAGTTCGAAGACTTCTTTAGCTATAACGACCTAGGCCTACCACTAGCCTATGCTGTCTCTACTCAGATAGTTAAATCAACAAAGTTAGCTGAGGAGTTTATCAATGAGACGTTTGCCTTGTTGTTAGATGTGTTGGGGATCGAGAGCGACACAGGGTTTGAGACTCTAGCAGATGTGCTCATGCTAGCAAGTAGCTAACCAACCTCCTGTCTGTCCTATCATGGGCAGGCAGTGGGGCCGGACAATCGTTATCAAACCGTTACAAACCTTAATTTACGAAAGACATTACGAAGGGCCTAAAAAAATCGCTGGAATTTTGGAGGGTATCTATCAAACCTTCAAACCTTACAAACCTTATAAGGAGGAATACATGGAGTATATAGTACTAGGAGTATTGATCATAGTTACTATAGGGATCATAGCTCTTAATGTATGGTTTGATAGGATGTGACATTACGATACCCCGGAAAAAATCGCTGGCCTGGTTTGGGATTACGAAGGTTTGTCAACGCCGCCAGGCGTGGGGGTATCAAAAAGTATAAGCATTCCCCCTATATATAGTAATAACACAATACCAAACCTTTATAGCTGATTATCCTATATATATAGACAATATCAAACCTTTTTGATCGGTTTTGAAGGTTTTTTATATAGTTTTATATGCCCGATATCAGGGTTTGAAAGGTTTGGATATAGAAGGTTTGGAGGTTTGGCAGGGTATTTAGAGGTTTGGGGAGGGGAGGTTTGGACGCCAGGGATTACGACGGCCCTAGATACAGGCGTTCTATTACCCAAACCATCTACCTCAAACCATCAAACCATCTAATGCCCTATACCTCAGTAAGATATTTCTGTGGAAAAACCTGTGTATAACTATGCCTGATTAGCCTCAGAATGGGTTTTAAGAAGGTTTCTCTATAACCTTTAAAACCTTATATCAAGACTATATGCTTCTATATATTAGTCTATATATGTTGATATATATAGTGCTATGGCTTTTACTTTATACCGCCGATTATTGGGTGATTGATCCATGTGCTCGTGGCTTATAAGCATTGATGCTTCTATAGCACTTAGCATGGACAGTCATGTTTGTTCGATACTTTGGCTTACGATGCTTACGCCTATAAGTAACTGTCTTATCATCCTTGTGGATAAGTTTATTGCAATACCAACACATGGATACCCTCGATCATTAGCGTCCTCTCTGAGCTAGCATATAGCAAGTTGGATACTTATCATCAAATGTATGACAGTATGGTTTGCCATTGATAGATGCACCAAGTTCTTGTGCTTCTTTACCGCATCGTGTGCAGATCATTGGTCTTCCTTAATAATATTACGAAGGATAGCTTCCGCTTCATCCTTGGTGTGTTCGTTAGGATCGATTCTGTGTGATGTCAGTCCATTAAAGTATTGGAACTCTATAAGGCTAGATAGTAGTTTCTTAATGATACGTTCCTGTTCAAAATGGATACCCTCGCATACAGGACAGATGCTGCACTTGTCAAACTCTACATCGTGTAGTTCACATTCACCTGTCACTTGTTATCTCCTGTGTCATAGAATGTAGCATTCTTAGCTAGAGCAATAAAACTATTACCAATTTCTTCTAGCATTTCTTCGTAGGTTTTGCTACCCTCGAAGGCTACCCGAAATGATACTTGTAGCCATGGATTGCTAGATGTGCCAGTCATTGTGACATTAGATACTGTAGCCATTACTTATTCTTCCAACCATTTAAAATTGACAAGGCAACAACAGCTGCCAGGATAGCTCCATTGGTTGCTGGTGTGGACAACCACTCATTGATTACTTCAAGCACCTGTTATCTCCTTAATAGCATTACGAACATTCTCTGCATCCGCCTCGGAAAAATTCTCGTACCCAAGGCACTCTTGGATGATCTCCTCAGCTTCTTGTGCAAACATAACCTTGTCGCTGCTAGTAGACTCACCACCGTAGCATCCTACATGCATACTCAAAACCCAGAGGTCGTCATCATAGTCTTCTAGACGAAGGGTGTTGTATGTATAACCACACGTCTCACAGTCATAGTTATCACCTAGTGACCAGCTCATGTCATTCATCATCTACTCCTTCAGGATACCTTGGATTATCAATAGCACGCATTAGTGCTAGCAGTCTTTTCTTCTCAGCAATAGCTAGGTCACGATTGCTAGGCATTGGGATCTTATTGCCTGCTGCTATGTAGTCTGCAACCTTTTGTTGCCATTCAGGTATTAGCGGTTCACTCATTACCTAACTTCTTTCGTCGTAGTTTACGTCGTGCTTCTTTTTTGTATTCGCCTGTGACACAGTAGCTGCATCCATCACTAGGACACTTTTTGCCATGCTCACCATCACGGATAGGCTTGCCAAACCAGTTACGCCTCTTTGTTCTGCTCACTGTAACCTAGCTCCTCTAGTAGTGCATCTACGCCATAGTAATAGTCGTAGTCACCAGGAAAATCTCTATTGGCATCACGGATTGCTTTAATCTTATCAATTAGTTTAGCTGTAGCTAAATCTGCTACACGCTGTCGTTCAGAGAATAGCCAGTAGTCAAACTCTTCGTCAGATACAGATCTATATCCCATAGAAGCAACAAAGCCTTTACGACTAGCTTCACGGATTTCTTCTGTAGTAGGTAGATATCTCTCTCTCATATATCAATTCTACTAGGGATTGGATTGCTTGTCAATCCTTAATTCTCTACCGCCGAGCTTTCGCCAAGCAAACTTTGCCCAGCAATAAGATAGTTAAATGTCGTGTCCTGCTTCTTTAATTCTTTTCTCAATCATCTTTTGCACATGATCAAACTCTTGGAATGTACGGCGTATCTTAAATAATTCGTACTGAGTAAATTCCACATTCTCATAACTCGGTATGCCAAAATCACTCTCATTGTAGACTGGATACCATTCATCAACATCAATGTTAATCTTAACTTTGTTTACCATACAATGCCTCCAATCCCTTTGCTACACAAATTTCTGCACCATCACCATAACGATGTGTGAAGTCTGCACCCTCATACCAGTGATCGATAGTCTCTGGTCGTGGTCCATCTACAATAACGTACTCATTAATACTATCTGGGTTGGTTGTGCCAGATACCCTGCCAATGTGCACGGTATTGATAAGTCTGTCGTTAATCTTAATATCAACATGAATGGGCATGTTACTTTCCAATCTTATAGATTTTACAATATACCCCGTCAATTGCCTGGTAGTTCCAAAAAAACTCACAAGACAGAGTTACATCTTTGTTGAGTAGGTCAACTGCACGAGGGTCTTCTACAATCATAGCGAAATCTGGAACAGTGTCAAGTGTAAGAACTGGTACACGGGTAACGCCATCGCTACTCCCATCAGTGAATACGTTACTAACACTAGTAACAGTACCTTCTACACGCATAACGCTATAATACTTAGAATCAAAATATGGAAATGCAGCACCTGCACCCATAATAAGTCCTATCAGACTCAAAAAGGATAGTACAACAGCCACAAGACCAGCACCATCTCCATCACCATAGTTGTTATCTAGATAGTATGATAGGCAAAATAGCAAAACGCTAAGTATAAATGCTATAAGTGCTACCCACATTGATACAGAGAACCATAGCGTTGGCCCCATGTTTACAAAGTTTTCCATTACTTACTCCTGTCGAATCCTAATACAAATAAATGTTTGCCCCAGAAAAAATCAAAGGCACGGTAACTTCCACTCTTCCATGTGCAGAAGCCATAGCTTTTTGTTACACCCTTATAGTGTCTGCGAATTATTCTCATAATCTAATTATATCTTTACCTTATCCAATTGTCAATACCTGGTACAATAATAGTATGATTTGTAATAGATGTGGTGACAAGGTGGATGAACTGTGGATCGACCTTTGTCTTCGCTGTGCTGATGACTTGGATCTACGCTAGGTAGTTTCTTCCATTACCGTCCCATTTTTTGGAATTCTTACGGTAATCATTCCAGCCATTCAATACATCTAGGCCAGCCTGTCGCTCTTCTCGGTCTTCCTCAGACCAACCGTCTTCATCTTTATTAATCTTATCAATAGCTTTAAGTAGCCACTGGTATTCTTTGTGGATAGATAGGTACATGAAGTCCCTTAGCTCTTCTTGTGCTTCTTCTAGTGTGTCACACTTTGTACCCTCGAAGTCAGAGGCAACGTATCCGTAGTGGTGTGCCCGATAATGTGGTGCATCACCGTAAGACCAAATCTTCTGTATGTAGAAATGGCAGTCACGATCTTTGTGGTGGTCTAGTCCAACATAGCGATACCAAAGCTTAGCTAGATAAACAATTTCTTCTTCAATGTTCATAAGGTCTGTTCCTAATCATGTCAATAAAGTTGTCTGGCTGTCTGTGTGCAAGATAGTGCTCACCAAAAGATGCGGTATCGCAGCAGCAGAGTTCATCATAATGCTTCATTAACTCGGCAATGATTTCTTCTCGCTCCCTACGTCTGCCCTCATTAATAACAATGTTAATAACTAATTCTTCTGCAGGAGAAAGATTGTCTAGTTCTATTGTTGTTAAAACATCTTCGTTATTCATACCTTTATATTACGACATTACGATAGCGATGTCAATACCCCGAAAATTACTGATAGACTAGAGGTATGAAGTATTATATTCGTCGTAAGTCTGATAATATACTTGTTGCTATTCGATACAAGGGTGAGCATGAAGCAAGAGAGATCGTTAACTATCTAAACGAGGTTGACAAGAACAACGAGTATTACTATACAGCTGAGTAGTTGACTTTTATTGTCCTACCTGCCATAATTTTGACATGAGTGAATTCCAAGCACACGCCAAGCGTTCTGGATTAGAGTTTGAGGACTTTGTCGAACGTGAGCTGGCAATTAAAGGTACAGTCCTGGATCGGGACTGCCTTATCGATGGCTCTGGCTGTGAAGCTGACTTCATTGCTAATATAAATAATCGTGTGGAGCACATCGAATGTAAAGGTGGCAATGGCAGCCTGCGTGGTGCTCAAAGAACAGACAATGTGAAGAAAGCTATTGCCAACGGGGTACTGATGAAGATGGTTGACACGAGCATATATTACGTTGTATACTTTTCAGGTAAGCCAAAACGTAACAGCTACTCCGAGCAGATGCTTGCGGTAGCATTAGAAAATAATATAATTGATGAAGTAAGGTACCGAGAGGATTACGATGCCAGCTATTGATATGACAGGTCTTGACCCACAGGTTGCACCGATGAAAGCAATTGACGAAGTGCTTAATGATTTGCACGGTGGATTCATTAACTACAAAGAAGCTATCGGAATCATTAATGCTGTGGTTTGTGAGTGGAAGTTTTAATGTTTAAAGCAATTGCCATAATTGTTGCTTTGATCTTTGGCTTTGATGCCCTGACAAATTTTGAGCAACCTAAAGAAGAAACCCCTGTTCAGCAGGCAAAAACTTCTACATATCGTGCTGTATCTACAACACCTAAGCCATCGACTACAGCTGTGCCAACAATAGAACCAGAAGTTGTTCAGCAACCTGTATCTAACAACGTACCAACTGTACAGCAGCCTGCTCCTGTTTCGGCACCAGAGCCAGAGTCTGTACAACAAAGATTAAATCGTCTTTCTTCTTCTGTTGGAAGCCTACTACCCTTTGTTGCTGGAGAATGTCACATCCCTGGCTTAGATCCTTCTACAATTCGTGGATGCTATTACCCAGGTGCATCTGTGATTCAAATTACTCAGTATGCCACCATGTATGACGACAACTATGTTATGTGTATCATGAGACATGAGGCACGGCATGCTTGGCAGTATGCAAATGGTATGTTTGATATTCAGAACGGTATAATTGTAAATCGTGATTGGCTAGAAGCCGACGCAACTGCATCATCTGGATGCTCTTGACAAACAAACATATATATGAGAGGATATATACATGACTAAAAAAGAACTAGAAGAAAAGGTTCAAAACCTTGAAATTAATGTTGAGTACGCAACTCGTATTGTGTGGCTTATCGTTAACGAACTTGGTGGTAACTATGAGATTACCAAGGAAATGATTGAGAAGGCACAGTTTACCGAGGTACGTGTAAGCGACACCGTTGATGGTGGCCTCTATGTTGAAGTAGCACCCAATGAATGATTACAAGGATCAGAACCTTAAATCGGCAATCATGACTGCTGGTATTGTTATATCAGTAATCATTGCTATTGCTATCTATGTTGCAATTAACTAATTATAATGAGGTATGTGTGAAGTTTGTGATAACTTTATTTGTACCTGCCCAAAATAGAAAGGCCTAGTAATGACTAAGTCTATTGACCTTGGACCATCTGAGGAACTTCCAACAAATAGTACCTTGAGGATGGCTGAATGGAATGTTGTGCTAGTTCATAGACATTACAGTGTTATATTACAAAAATGGGGAAACTTTTGTAGTCGTTTAGTTTCAAAAATTGTTGCACGAGCAGACAACGGTTGGCAAATTCGTTGGTATCATAAAGCAATCTTTGATTTTTGCTACGACCAATACGACCGTTATGGCGACTACTACCGAATTCTAGACAACAGCTTTGGAGAAGCAAATGATGATGACATATATGAAGTCCGTTAAGCGTACTTTTGAAAACTGGTTTAATGAAAACCGTACACTGGGATATATCCTCATTGGAATGATTGGACTGCCAATTGCACTGTTTGCAGTTGCTGGTGTTATTGCACTATGTATTGCTATCTTGTCATTCTTTTTTGGACAGTTCTTCGGTGCAGTAATATTTCTTATGATGCTTGTTGGTGCTGTAGGTGGATACATCTGGAGCTATAACAAGTGATTGATAAGATAGATGTACTTGATGAAGGCTATGTACGCCTTGTCGATACCCTCGGAAATGACATGTCAGTAGTAAATGCTGCTCGTGTGTCATACGACAAAGAGTCTGGTGACTTTGAGCCTCGTGATGCTAAACTAATTCAGTTTTTAATTCGTGAAGGACACACTAGTCCATTGCGACATGCAGCTATGACCTTTGAGGTTTATGCACCTCTTTTTGTTGCACGTCAGTGGTGGAAGTATGCTGTTAGTTCTACACATGTGGATGATCAGAATGGCTGGAACGAATCTAGTCGTAGATACATTACTGAAGAAGAGCAGTTTTATGTACCACTTGCAGACGAATGGCGTAGCAAGCCTGAGAACTCTAAGCAGGGTAGCGGTGAACCAGTTGATCCAGCAATTGGAGAAAAGTATTTTAGTATGCTTTGCGACATTATTGGTATTGGTACCGAAGCATATCACAAGGCTATGGATGACGGCATTGCTCCTGAATTGGCACGCCTATTCTTACCTGCATACGGAATGTATGTGCGTTGGCGTTGGACAACATCGCTACAAGGTGTCATGACATTTTTAGACCAACGTCTAGAGCATGATGCACAGCTAGAGATTCAGAAATATGCACAGGCAGTAGAACAACTGTCTCTTGGTGCATTCCCAGAAGTATTTAAAGCAGCTAAGGAGTTAAAGAATGCTTAAACCAATTGAAGATAAAGTTATTGTTAAGGTAGATGAAGAAGAGACTACGACATCGTCTGGTTTCTTTATTGCAGCTACCAATGAAAAACAGGGCACTGGTGTGGTAGTAGCCAAGGGTCCAGGTATTATGCTTAACAATGGGGATTTTGTAGAGATTCCCTTTGAAGTAGGAGAGCGTGTAGCCTTTGGTAAATATGCTGGTACTGAGGTTGAGCATGAGGGAGAGACTCTCACAATTCTTGCATACCGTGACATTCTCGCAGTGATTGGTTAATTGCTGTATAATTAAATAGATAACTAGGAGTATTCATGGCTAATGCATGGAGAAAAATTGGTTATGGGAGATTTGAAAATATGGCAGAAAATGCACAAACTGGGTATGGAACTCCAGTTGAATTGGAGGAACAAATGACAATAGCACCAGAGACAATTGGCAATGATGACGTAGAATGGCTAGATATAGACGAGGCCGTTGAGCGTCCCCTGTCAAAGCAGGAGGAACTTTATGCAATTCAAGAAGCTAAGCGAGCACCTAAGATCCAGGTTGACCAACGCTTTGTCCTTTACGCTTGGCTTATTGCTGTTGCTGTGGCTTTTATCTCTTCCGCTATCGTTTCTTTTAATGGTATTACTTCTGTGGCAGAGTTTGTAGGACTTTCTGCAACATGGATGGCTGGACTATTTTTCTTCTTTATTGAGCTTATGTATCTTATCTTCTTGGTAGCATACCTTGTACTTGCATCTCGTGTAGATGAAGCTGGTAAGCCTGAGAAGACTGGTGGTGCACTGTGGGGTATGATTGCCTTTGCTGCTATTGCAGTTGGAGCTAATGCTTTTCACACCCTGGACTTCTGGAACTGGGATCTTACTAATCCACAGATGTGGGCAGGTGTGGTATTGTCCGTAGCTGCACCTGTCGCTATTATCTCTGCCTCTAAGATGGCATCGAGAGTGGTCTTTGCTAGGGCTATCCAACTCTAGCGTATTGCCCCTAGTGACGGATTCTCACACGAGGTTTCTACCCTTGTAGTCTCAGTTCGACTCTGAGTAGGGGTACTCTATCCCGTTAGTGTAATTGGCAGCACATCAGACTTTGAATCTGCTAGTCTAGGTTCGAATCCTGGACGGGATGCTCACATAACAGAAATGGTATACTATACATATGACATACAAATTAGCGGTCGCTGTTCCTTCTCGTGGACGACCACACAACTTAAAAAGATTATCAGATGCATTGAAGGAAACCTGCACTGGTGAATACACATTGTTTTCTAGATTAGATAATGATGACCCAGCACTCCCAGAGTATCTTCAGCTTGATGATATTCAGTTTGTTGTGGACAAGCGTATCTTCTTTACTAGCTCTGTCAATGAGCTTGCAGAGATCGCTAGCATTGAGGGTTATACTCACATCGCTATTCTTGGTGATGACGTTCTTCCTGAGACCGTTGGCTGGGATGAAAAGATGATTGCAGCACTCAATAATAAACTTGGTGTTGTCTACGGTAGCGATGGTCTTGAGCACCTTCACGGTCCAGATCTTCCTACCCACGTTGTAGTGCCTATCGAAATGTACCAGAAGCTTGGATGGATTGGTCTTCCAACTTCTCGTCACCTATTCTTGGACAACGCATGGAGAGAGCTTGGCAAGCTTACTAGATTTATTTATCTTCCAGATGTTAAGCTGTCTCACCTACACCGTTGGAATCAGGCAGCACCTAATGATCAGACTTACGAAGAGGCCAATGACAAGATTAAGCGTGAGCATGATAAGCTAGCTTTTGAAACATGGCGTGATGGAGATGGTCTCAAAGAGGCTAGAAAGGCACTGCTAGGAAATTGAGCATTGTTGCAGTAACACATGGCTATCCACCACTTTGGAATATGGGTGGTGAAGTATCACTACACAGAACACTAATTGAAGCTAGAGGCGATAAGTACGTTCTTACTAACACTGACAAACCTTATACGTTTGAAGGTGTACATGTACAACAAATTAATGCTCCAAATGTTTTGGACATTCGTACTGACCCTGGTCCAATTGCAAGGCAGTTAAAAGAACTGGATGCAAAAGCTGTTATTGGGCAGAATGAATTGTCGCTAGCTGCAGTCAAGGCTGCTAGAGTTATAGGTGCTGCATCTATTGTCAATGTCCATACACCTCCACGTTATGGTCGCAACCTAGCTGACGCAATGTATGAGACTGATTATGCTATCTTTAATACTTATACATCCGCTGTTGAGTGGGGAGAGCCAAAGGCATTGGTTGTACATCCGCCTATTAATCCTATGCCTTCTGACACTAAGACTGGTGGAGATGCCTATACAGTTCTTTCGTCATTGCGTAACAAGGGTGTAGAAGTTGTTCTCAGTCTTGCTAAGATTTATCCAGATAAGCGTTTTATTATTGTTCGCTCTCCTGCAGAGCCTACGCATGGTTTGCCAGACATTGAACAGCGTGTAGCAAACCTTCCAAACGTTGAACTGCACCCACGTGTACCACCAGAGGAAGTACACAAATATCTTAAACAAACTAGGATCTTGTTAGTGCCTTCTCGCTATGAGACCTATGGTATGTCTACCATTGAGGCAGCAGGTTATGGTATTCCTACTGTGCACGTAGATACTCCCCACGTTCGTGAGGGTATTGGTGATGGTGCTATTCTTGTACCCCCGATGGATGTAGCTGCTACAGCTGCTGGTATTGATACTATTGAAAAGAACTATGCACTATACAGCCTTAATGCTCGTAAGCGTGCAGAGTGGCTTGAGGTACGTCAGCAGATTGAGATGGAAAGGTTTGCAGACTTTATGGACAACATCAAACCTCTCTCAGAAAAAGAACGGTATGCTAGACAAAAAGCTATCGGCACTATTATTCGTAGAACACGTAATCAATAATTAGTTTGATTCATACTGCGATGGGTTAGGAAACAACTCTTGTAGGTATGGCAGTAGTTCCTGGAACACATCATCCTCTGTAGAGATGTATGGTGTGCCATTATCGATTGACGATGAAGAGTCTTTGAAAAATGGGTGTGCATAAATCTTTACATCCTGGATCTCTTCTCCACCTATATTGTGCATGTTGCCATAAGTTGATCTAATCTTGAATGGTAGATCTATTGTCTCTGCTAATTTAGTTTTATTAAATTGCATTGGAACATGTAATTCGTAATTGAGTGGCTCTTTGATACCCAATTTTTTCAAACCACTGTCTGTACGGAACAAGAAGTTGGAATAAAAGTTAGGTCCAGCCAGCTCTTGATGCTTCTCAGCACGCTTAACTAAAAGCCCACTATGGTAATGTGACACTGAGTTTAGTTTGCGAAGAATAAAGAAATCATCATTCATTAATACGAAGTCGTCAGAGATGTCTGGGTTTTGAATGACATGCTTAAGATTGTTGCGAACGTTCTCGTATGCGTTACCAACAGGTCGTGTCTTAATAAAGTCACCAGAATACCAATCTGGCTTATCTCCTACAACCCACACGTTGTATTCAGACTCATAGTTTTCTACAATTGATCTAATAGAATATCTTAACTCTTCGTTATTTCCTGGGCGGCACATATAAACAAAATCCATTACCCCAGTATAGCAAACAAGGTATAATAGTTACAATGGCTCCAGGTTTTTATCTTCCTGAGTTTAGGAAGTACAAAGAAGATAACGGTTGTGCAGACTGCGGTCTCTACTATCCCCACTACATGTTAGAGTTTGATCATTTGCCTGGAACAAAGAAGGTAGACAATGTTTACCGTGTGCTCAAGAAATATGGTGTAGAATCTGCATGGCAAGAGGTTGCCAAGTGTGAAGTGGTTTGTGCTAATTGCCACAAGCGTCGTACCTACGAACGTGACAACCATATAGAATCGTGATATACTGGTCTTATAATTCAATAGGGGACAGATGGGTATTCGATTGATTACTCGTGATCGGAGAAGCATGCAGTGACTGCCACGAACACTTGATTGGTGGCAAGGGATAAGTGCAAAATATACTCCCGAAGAGTATGCTCTAGCGGCTTAGGTTGTCGTGAAAGCACCCTGTCAGCAGTGGTCTCGCTGAGCAACAGGTTCATAAAATAAAGAGACGCTTCTTAGGATGGATATAGTTAACTAGGGTTCTTGCTGGTTCTGGCTCTAGTTGTATCTGAAGGACCAGATAAGCATGTAGAAGTACGATGACCACTAATCAAGACGGCGGTTCGACTCCGCCCTGTTCCACAAGTTATTTACTAAAAGCAGAGCCTTCCCAGAACTTTTTAGAGTCTGGGATTGATGATGGGTTCATTGTCTTAAGGCCTGCACGACTATATGCTGCTCTCATAGTTGCATTGTTATCGATGGCTAGACTTACGCTACCCTTGAGTCTACGACCAACCTCTTCTTTAAACTTAGCAGTCTCAGCAGATGATCCTGGATTCATAATTAATCTAGAATACTTAACACCTGCATCACGAAGCTGCTTTACAGTCTTGGCACGCTCAGAAACATTACGACCTGTCACAATAATAAGTGATCCAGGAAGAGCGTTTACGTAATCAATTACTCTTTGTATTGGCTGTGATCCATTACGCAATAGTGTGTCATCAATATCAACAATAGTAGACATTACTAATCACCAAAAGCTGACCCTTGCCAGAATTTCTTTTCACGCTCTACGATAGCTCGTGACCATGCAAAACCTGCATTACCACCCCATGCATCCCACATGATACGACCGTTAGATGGGTTTGACATGTTG